ATTTAATTAATCCTCCAGGTTTTGAGGATGCAACCGACGAGGAAAAAGCTGACAATGTGGCTGAAAATAGTCCACCTGCAGATGAACCTGAACCAACACCTGAACCAACACCTGAACCAACACCTGAACCAACACCTGAACCGACTCCGGAGCCAACTCCAGAAGAGGAATTAGAAATAGACATAAACTTTGATTATACTACTGTTTATCAAGATGCCATCAGAAATGACGAGTATGCAATATTTGAAGGTACGTGGACTGCAAACAAAGATATTTTGTTTGATACTTGGGAAGCATACTTAGAAAATGATTATTGGTCTTTATCATTCTCTGCTAAATTCGGGTTTACAGTGAGAAAAGACGGAACTTGGAAATTAGATTTGAACATGTTCAAGGACGATCTTGATGATGAGAGCGATTCGAATGATGATGGAACTGTTACTTTCAATTATGAATTTGAAATGATAATAAAAGCAGAAGGTAAAACATTTAGTAAGAAGGCCCAAGTTACGGTTATTGATAGTCTTGATATACCTTCTTAAGACAAAAAAATAAAGATAAATAATACATGTCAGACTTTAAACATATTAACGAGTTTAGAAAAGGTTCAATTTTAAGTAAGATCAGTGAAGATCCAACTTATTTGAGTTTCTTTATGATGTTTGATGCAATAGACAGAGAACATTCACCATTATTATCAGGACCAGCGGAGGAATATCTTAGACAATTTGTTGATCCTCCTGGATCAACGTCTGACAAACCTGGAAAACATGTTGCAAACTTACGAGCTTTCAAAAAAGTGTTACTTAAGATCAATAAAGAACTTCCATGGTTTTGGCAGAAACTAAATGGCTTAGAAGCTACACAAGAATATAAAGACATGTCTGAGCCATTTAATGGGGCAGAAAAACCAAAAATAGAAATTGAATGCCTAGAAGAGAATGTTGAATTAACAGCATTAGGTTTAATGCAGCTTTACAGAACTGCGGTATATGATTATAACAGATTCGTAGAGGTTTTACCAAAAAATTTAAGACACTTTAGAGTTTGGATCGTTATGTCAGAGGTTAGAACATTTCAACAAAGTATTGGCGCTAGAGATTTTGGTTTATATGGTAATTCAACAACGGCTGCGTCTGTGACAACGCCTTCAGGTTTAAGTCAAATCAAATCAGCTTTGGGTAAAGGTAGTGAAACACAGATTAAGTCGGTACCTGGTGGATTTGACGAGCCATTAGTAAAAAATTATTCGGCTGAGGCGAAACCGCATGTTATGATAGAATTAGGTCATTGTGAATGGGAAACTGATTCTATAAAAGAAATGTTTTCTGATTTAAATAAACAACCTGAACTTAGAAAACCTAAATTGAGCTTTTATTGGAACACATCTAGTATTACCAGTAATAAATTTGGACCTAACATCTCGAGTCCAGAAGCCTCACCACTAATGCCTACTTCAAAGAAAGATGATGAGTTATATCCCAATACTCCATTTAATCCACTTGCGAATATTCAAAACGCAATTAGTGATAAAGTTAATGGAATAGCAGATGGTCTAGTAAATAGATTTAATAATCTAAAGAACAGTTTACCGGGCCAGGGCAATAATCCAATGGGTAGAGTATATCCAGAAGGTTTAACTGGGGCTGCGGCTACATTGGCCGAAGCTGGAATGGATAAAGTTAAAGCTTTATTTATGGATAATGTTCATGGAGCTTCTGGAGCATTAGGAAGTTTAGGAGATATTAATTCTGCTTTAGAAGCTGGTAGTATCAATGGTATTATGAATTTAGCTGGTCAATTATTTAAACCTAAGCCAAATAAACCGGCTAATGGTAATATGTCTCCACATGGAATATATGATCCAGCAATTGACAGTTCACCTGATGGTTTTATTAATGAAAAGGTATATGATCCTATTGCACAACAATCAAATAGTCAAACAATATCACCTGGTAGAATTCATGAACCGGGAGTAGATAGTAGTCCAGATAATAGTATTAATGATAATGTACACGAGTAATGGCAGATGAACTTTTTCAAGATAATTTAAGAGATTCACATTGGTTAGGAGAAGTCGTAGTAAACGAAGATCCTTTACTTAATGGTAGATGTCGTGTTAAAGTTTATGGTAAATTTGATAAACTTGAGAACGATTCAATTCCGTGGGCAACTCCCATGAATAGAGATGCAGTGGGTTCTCATCATGTACCAAGAGTTGGTGACATAGTTGCGGTTAGATTTGATAATGGTAACATATATCATCCAGAATATTGGTTTCAAATAGATCAAAATGACGATTTAAAAACAGATATATTGGAGGCATCTGATGCACCACAAGATGTTATAAGTTTAGTATATGATGCTGAACGAAATGTAAGAATATATCATTCTCCCGAGGATGGTTTGGTTATCACTCGTGGTAGTGGAGCTAAGGAGAGACCAATGATACAAATAGACGAAGAAGGATTCATTAAGATAAGCACAGATGCGAAAATGTTCTTAGACTGTGGTGATATATTCGTTTCAAATGAAGGTGAACCAGGAGCAGATGAGACAGAACCAGCAGTTAGAGGTCAATCTCTACAAGATTGGTTACAAATGTGGTTAGACGATTATAATGCACATATTCATCCAACGGGAGTTGGACCATCAGGACCACCGATGCCGCCTACACCTGTAACTGTAGGTAAACTATCAAGTACACATATTAACTATCAACAAAAAGGTAAATAATTATGCCAGCAATGTGGCCAACATTTATACCAAATCTAGCCGGCGATATCGCAGGGCAATCTTTCACTAAACCTGGAGGTGCAATGGTATCTTATGAATTACCTAAAGTTGGAGTTGATCAAGTGCCTATTTTTCCACCATCTACCGATTTAATAAAATCAATAAAACCAGGTAATCCACTTAACGCTGCATTAACTACTGATCCTACTTCGATGATAAATGCAATTAATCTTGCGCCATTAAGTGGAAGATATGATTTTGGTGTAAGAGTCGCTGAAAGATATCTCGAAGCTGTGAAGGGTTTGGCAATGACACCATTTGGTGCAACACATACAAATAATCCAGCGGCTGAATTTTTGTTGAAGCAGGGATACGGATTAGTTTTTGAAAGACTACTAAAAGAAGGTGATATTCCTTTACAAGATCAAAAGGATGAAGATGGAAACATAATAGAAATGGGTAAAGAATCTCACCCTGATTATGCTGATTTTTGCCCAGATCCAGTTGAAACACCAGATCCCGTTGAAGAACAAAAGAAACTAGATAAGAAATTTAATAAATTCGTAGATGACTATAAGAGTGATTCCTTGATGGATTTAAAAAAGTTTAGATTTTTTGAATTTCCATGTTTGAGTGGTAATGAGACGCAAGCCGAATTAGAGAATCTGTTTGCTGCTAGATTGATAGAACAATATAAGACATCTAATGACAAAGCTGAATTTAAATTATGGGCAGAATGTTTGGGCTCTAAAAAATATAAAGATAGTACTTTATTAATAAGTGATAAACCATATCCTAATATTAGTACATCGACCAGAGCTGACATATCGTCTGCCGGTTATAACTGGCAATCTTTAGCGGATAATGTGAGTGATTTATTTATAGCGGGTATAGAAGGTAATGGTCCTACATTAGATTGTCCATTGAATGAATGGAAAATTCAAGTAGCGTATGATTTTGACCATAATCCTCCTGAAAATCCAAGCAAAAGACCTAAGATATTAACGTCCAATGTGGTAGCTACTTTTAGTTGGTATCCTGGTTTAAGGCAAGGTTCTTTTGCTTATATTAATGGATCTGCAGTTACTGCACCTAAGTGGATAAAAACTCCAAATTGGATTGAAAATGTATATGAAGAAAACGAATGGGAAAATCATTGGCGTAAAATTCCAAATGCAATGAGCAATGCTAGAACTCCCGAAGATGTGATTGACATAAACCCAACAGCTGGCGGAACTATATTTAAATTTCAAAGACAACAAGTAATAGACGCTAAGACTGCTGCGGAAGAATGCGATGATGTAGAAGAAGATAGCAACATAGACTATACTTGGCCAGGCGGTGATCCATATGAAGAAATGGCAGAAGTAACGATTGCATATTGGTATGCTTGTATTGTGAAACCGTTTACACCTACACCATCAGCTTTGCCAGCATTAATACCAGCGCCATTGACTGGAATTTATATACCAATATACTATGGTGGTAAAAAAAGATTAGCTAAAAATCTTAGAAAGGCTTGGAACACTGGAAAAACATTTAGTGTTATTCCTGCTCCACAACCACCTGCATTTGCAGTTGCAACAGCAGTTGCTGCAGCTTACGCATTACATTTACTAGAATTTAAACTATTATACTTAGGAGGTATTCCCACACCGGTCGGCCCAGTTCCTATGGTTGGTTTTGTACCTGTTGTGTTCTAAAAAATAATAGGATATATAATATGTTACACCTTTAATATAAAATAAATGAACAACGAAAAAAACAAAAGAATTAGAATTGGCGAAACCAAAACTAATCAAACACCAGTTGAAGAACTAGACACTATTGTTGAAAACTTAAAAAAAGAGGAAGATTCTGGACCTGAAGGTGCAGAATTCTTTGATGAAGCCGGAGAATTTGATTGGGATGCATTTGAAGCTACTTGCCCATCAAGAACGCGAAAACACAATCCACATATAAAGACACAGAATGGAGATAAAGTATTTTCTAGGGAAGTATATGCTCAAGAAATGTATGACATTCTTTCAGCACATGACGAATCATTAGGAAATGTTATAACTATTCTAAACCCAGGAGAAATCCATGAGGGTAAAATATACGCAGTTAGTTCTGAGTTTATTAGTGTAGATATAGGTTACAGAGAATTAATATATGTAAAATATGATAAAGAACCTGTAGAAGTTCAGTCATTAAAACCAGGAGACGAGACTGCAGTATTAATTACTCAGCTAAGTAAAAACTCTCATGTACTAGGAAGTATTAATGGAGGTGTTAAACACAAAGTGTTTATGGATCTTAGAGAAGCTGTCGAATCAGGAGGAACTGCATGGATTGGTACAGTTACACATATGATTGAAAACGGAGGTTACATGGTATTAGTACAAGGAATTGAGTGCTTTATGCCAGGATCACTTGCAGGAATTAATAAATTGCATGATTTTGGTTCTATTATTGGAACAGAAATGTATGTGGTTCCGGTGAGTTTCTCACCAGACCGAGGTACATTGGTTGTTTCACACAGAAAATACTTACAAGCATTGATACCTAGTGAATTAGAGTCATTAAAAGAAACACAAGGTGAAACTCTCACTGGAAATGTGACAGGTACTGCTAAATATGGTGTATTTGTAGAATTTAACAAGTGTTTAACTGGAATGATACATAATAATGATTTAGACGAAGACACATTAGTTAAATTTAAAGCTAGGGATATTAAACCAGGTGATGAAATTTCATTTATGGTTAAAGATATTATTAGTAATACTAAAATTACACTAACACAAAAGGCCAATATAACTGTTAATCCTTGGTTAGACATTCAATCAAGATATCAGATTCCTTCTGTAATACAAGCAACTGTAAAGACTAAGAAAGATTACGGTTTGTTTATTACAATAGAAGAGGGTGTCACTGGGCTGCTACATGTCAGTGAATTAAGTGAAGAAGTAATGAGTGTATTTAAATCAGGAGATCCTATTACAGTACAGATTACTAGGATCGATGTTGACTCTATGAAAGTCTTCTTGAAAATGCCTTAATAACTATTGCAACGAGAGCGTGATATATATTGAAACGGTAATATCATAATCTTAATATGCAAAAATTAACTATAGATTCTCCGAGAGAATCAATATTGAATGCGGCACTCATGGGTGTTGAGTTTGAATTCTATTCTGATCTCGATCTAGAAGTAACCAGAAAATCTCTGGCAAAACTTCTAGATCGAAAGATTAGATTAGAAGATAAAGCACATAGTGATTTTGAACCTTCAGCTGAAGAGTTTAAAATAGAACCAGATATGTCTGGTGGTAAAGGACTAGTAGAACTAGTGACTGGGCCAATCCCTTATAGAAACGCCAGAATAATGGTTATCAAAGTGCTTGATTGGATATCTAAGAATGGATATACTAATGATAGAGCATCAATACACATCAACCTATCATTTGATAAAAAATATCTAGAAGACCGAGACACTGTCTTGAAAATGAATGTTCTTAAATTCATTCTAGAGTTTGATGAACAACAAGTTTATAAGTTATTTCCTGAAAGAGAAAAATCTGCGTATGCAAAAAGTGTTAAATGGGTGATGCCAAAATGGGAATCATTTCATTTTGATGCCAATCAAGTAGCTTCTACTAATTTTAAATTTGCCGATACTAAATATTACGGAATAAACTTTTCTAAGAAGGAGAAGAATTATTTAGAGTTTAGATATATTGGTGGAGTTGATTATGAAAAGAAAGTTGATGATATACTATATCTAACTGAGAGTTTTTTAATGCAAATGTGGAAATTATGTAATGATGCTAGATTTAGTAATGAAAATAAAATTGAACTTCAAAGAATTTTAAATAGGAATAAACCTGTTTCTGATATGCTGAAAGATTACTCAGCAGTTACAAAGAATTGGCCAAATATACAAATACTGACCGATTTACAAGACAATCCCACAATCATAAAGGTGCACTGGGAGAGGTTTAAATTGAGAGTAATGGATTTATTAGTAAATGGATCAATGACTGATGGTATTATTAATTATGACTCCGACTATGGTGCTGTTCAGATCAAGGATGGTAAATTTCCAACTGTATACTTTTTAGAGAATTTTGAATTTATTGATTGCGAAATAGCAGGAAATGTAGATAATTCAAGTTTTTATAATTGTGATATATCTGGATCAGCTATTAAGTGGGGTAGTTTATACCAAGGTACTAAAGTAAAAGAATCCAAGGTAGAATCTAGTTACACACACGGTAGCTGTGAGTTAACTAATTGTTATGTTGCGGGTCGTGATACCATGTTTAAAGGTAAAATGATAGGCGGTATATTCAGAGAAGGTTTTATGACAAACAGTGCTAGATTTGAAGACACTGAAATAGTAGTAAGTAAAAAAATAAAAGAATAAAATGAGTGAAATTAGAAGCGGTTCGAATAATGATCTTACAACTGGAAGGTATTTTGATCCTAATTGTTTAAATGCATTTTTAGAAGAATTAGGTGATGACATTACCGGAGCATGTATGATACCTATTAATTTACCACAAAAAGAAATTATTAATATAATCAAAAGAGCTAAAAAATGGTTCTATAAGAAGTACGAGTATTCTGTAAAAGAAAACTATTACCATATACCACATTCTATATTTAGTACTGATTATTTTAAAAGTCGTAGAACACTTAATCTACCTGGCCCTAGTTTAGATGGTGGAGGTGGAGTATATTCAGTATATGGATTGTATGACCTTCAGTCAGGATGGAATGGCGGTGGAGGTGGAATGGATGTAAGATTCGATTCTGGTTCTGATTTTTCTATGGACAGAATGTTGTTTAGAGGAATGTATGAAGGTGGAGGAATGTCTGAAGCTGCGGAAGAATTACAATATTATGTATTGAATGCTTCTATGCAAGATTTAACTAGGCAAATATTAAACAATCCTATTTCTTATAGTTACTCTAATTTAACTGGAGAATTAAAGTTCATGGGTGATACACCAAAAGGTGATGTTATATTAGAGTTATATGAAACTATACCTGATTGCGCGCTATATTCCGATGAAATATTCTTCAGATATGTTAGTGCTAAAGTAAAACAATCTATTGGTTCTAAATTAGCGATCTTCAAGTTTACGTTACCAGGTAATGTAGATTTTGATTATGATGCTATTAAATCAATGGGTGACGATGAATTATCTGCAATTGATGAAGAGATCAAGGGCGATGAAGGCGTTGACTGGATGATGCATTCGTAAATAAATAGAGATACATAAATAAATGGAATTATATATAAAATATCTCAGTGATCCTAACTATGACGAAACTCAAGTTCAGACTAATGATGAAATAGAAATGTTAATCACACAGATTCAAACTGTTTTATTTACAAATACAGGTGAAGTTATGGGAAGTCATAATTTTGGTTGTAACTTGGAAGAACTTATATATGATTTTGGATCTAGCGCACACAATATAAAAGCTGTAATTACAGATCAATTGAATCAATATTGTCCACTTGCTAGTAAATATAACTTGGAAGTTAAGATAGATTTTGTAAAAGGTGAGGTTAGGGATATGGCTTTCATAGATATTACGATAGATAGTAGATATGCTATAAAAATAAGCATGCAGTAAAAAAGTATACATAAATAATGGCAGAATTAAAATTTTTAAGTACAATTAGAACCGGAGCAAATGCCATAAAGGCAGATGCTAGGACGTATATTTCTAGGGTTTACAACAGGGCAGAAACCCTGTTTACCGTTGCATCGCCGTTCGCTCAGATAGTAAGTGTCTTATCAGAAATGATGGATCTTATTATGTTCTATATAGAGGATTCTGTTGTAGAACAAAACATATACACTGCTCAACAGCCCGAGTCAATATATGGTATGTCTAGATTAACTGGTCATGATGCTACAAGAGGTTTTGCATCAACTGGTGAAATTACATTTAGATGGAAGCCCGGTGCAGATATGGTAAAGATTGCTGGAAATACATTAAATATAGAAGGTAGATCAAAACTTAAATTCGAAGCAAATGGTTTAACTTATACATTATTAAATTCAGTAGATAGATATAAATTACAAAAAACAAATTACAGTTCATTTAAAACTGCTATCATTCAGGGTGAATTTGAATCACAAACTGTAACGTCCAATGGTAACAAATTACAATCATTTAATATAAATACCGGTGGAATAACTGATCACAGTAAAGTCAGTGTCAGTATTAACGGTGAAAAATGGATGAAGCATGAATCTCTATATGATTTGTTATCTAATGAAAAGGCATATTTAATTAAAACCGGAATTAGCGGAGGATTAGATCTTTATTTTGGAAATGGTTCTTTTGGTATGATTCCGCCGTTAGGCGCTAGTATTGAAGTAGAATATGTAAAACACGTTGGTCTTGCCGGTAATTTAGATGATTCACCAGATTTAGCAATCAAATGGGATGGATCTGGTACAGATTCAAACGGAACAGAACATGATTTGAATGAATTTTTAGATGTGACTATTACTTCTTCACCTAAAATGGGTAGTGATAGAGAAAATACAAAATTCACTAAAATAATGACACCATTGGCTAGTAAATCATTCGTACTAGCAACACCAGATAATTATGAATACTTCTTATCAAGATACAACATGTTTTCGTACATAGATGCATATAACACAACGGATGATCAATACCTGGATGACGATAATGTTATTTATATTTTCGCAGTACCTGATATTAAAAAGAAATTATCTAAAAATCAAGATTATTTTAGCATGCCTCAGGAAGAAATGTTCTTTGATCAAAGTGAATATGATGCGATGCAAAAAGTACTTGAAGATAGCGGACAACAAATGGTAACTACAGAAGTTGTATTTGTTAAACCAAAGGTAAGGTATTATAGCATTGACATCAATATTAGGTATTTCGAAGGTTATACTAGGGATGAAATTTATACAAGTGTTAGAACTAAACTTTCAGATTATTTACTAAACATCACTCGAAGAGATAAATTGCCTAAATCCGATATCATTTATATATTGGAGGATGTTGCTGGAATCGATGCGGTAAATGTTAAGTTTATTTCAGAGACAGAGGAGACAGCTTTAAAGAATGGATATTTTGAATCTATTAACGTTAGTGTTATTCCACAAGAACCAGTAACGTTGGAGACTGTTGGTAATGGAAAACAAAAATATGTTTTCTTTAAGAAAATAGAAGATATAAAAGTGGTTCCTGTTGATAAGTCAATTGATATACCATATAGTGTAAAAGGTCTAGACCAGTGGGGAGATATTATTATGGATAAAGAAGAGGTTGCAGTATTCAGAGGTGGATGGCAAGATAGAGATGGAGATGTAATAGAGGATGATGTATTAATAAATGCTGAAGCAGCAATTAGTATAAATTTTGAATCAAATCCTGTTCCTAGAACAATCTACACTAGAGTACAGGCTGGAAATAGAAAGGCACTTAAATAATGGGATTATTTACAAATTTATTTAAATATAAGCAAGGTCGAAGATATGATTCTGCGAAGACTAGAAAAGATAGTAGATTGAATGATGGTTATGACTATGAAAATGAGTTAGCACCTGGTGAATTCATGGGAAGATCTCTTTCTGGTCACATTCAAAGAAATCAAACAATGAGACATTTTTTAGTGTTTTTAGATGATGCTATTAAAAACCTTTTAAAAGGCGCAAGATATTTGCATAATTATAAAAATTACACGGTCGATCAAAATACAAAGAAAACTAGATAATGTATAATAACTTAAGATTTTTTAAAGGAACAGACTATGATTTAAATTTCACTAAGAATTCTTCTGGTGTATTTAAGGGTACTGTTTACCTACCAGAAGTTTCTGAGGGCTTATATGAAACTATTAATTTGTTTATATTAGAAGAGTGCCAACTACTAGGTGATCCTATTATAAATTTTCCAGTTGCTGAAACTTCAAATGACGAAAAGTTTTTATTTGAGTGGAATGAAGAGGGACAAGTTGGTAGTAAAGATATTATCATGTATGAGATTGATAATACTGGTAACCTTCCAGTTATTAAAGAACTAAAATCACAAAAAACTAATTTAGTTGATTCTAGTAAAATAGCGGCGTATGATACTGGAGTAAAGCAATTATTAGAACAAGACAACACCGCAATACAAATTAATATTACATTAAATTCATCTACTGCCGGACCACATATTAGAAATCTAAATGTGTATAGCGAATCTGTGGGCATTAAGACTCTCATAGCTGTGATAGAAATCTATGGAGAAGTCGTTGCTGAAGATGAAAGATTAAAAGTACTTTTACAGAATTTTGGAGCTACATTGAGTGAGTCAGATTTTATGTTATTTAAAGATCATGATATCAGTGAGATGTCTCCTGATTTTCAGTTGTTAAATAGAAAGAGAAAAGAATTACTTTTAGAATTACATAACATTAAACCATTTGTCGGTACATATAAAGCAGTACTAAACGCAATTGATTTCTTTGGTTATGATAAGATTACTTTAAAAGAGTATTGGTTAAATATTAATAATTCAGTTAAGAATTTCGGTAAGTTATTTGCGGTACCAGTACCACATTCATCAGTTAGAGGTGAAGCTACTAGGAAGAAATTACCTTTTAAATTACCTTCTAATACTATGAAAAAGACTAGTAAGTTTAGTCTTGTTTATAGATTGAACGAACCTAATGGTACGTTTGATCATTGGGATATTCCAAATGTGGATGAGGTATTTGATTATACACCAGAAGAAGTTTTAATTAAACTATATGGTTTAAAGGCTAAATTACATAAAGAATATCTACCACTTCAGGCTAAAATTATAGATATTACAGCTGAAGGTGATTATTTTACACAAAGAAATATTAATGTATGGAATATTCAGAATGGTATAGATTACTTCAGTGAAGGACATGACATTAAATTTAGTGCATTTCCTAATGATAGACAATTGTTTATAGAAGATATGTCTATGGTATTAAAACCTTCGCTAGATCAAAACGACGATGCATCTAATTATAATTTATTTCTAAATTTGGGAATTGCTAATGAGGATACATTGGATACATCTGGTAGGACAGAACTAAAGGATATATTTAAGAAATTCTATGAAACGTATCATGATAGAGAATTACATTCATATAACCCAAATATTCCTATTGGATGTCCAGTAATATTAGACGGTACTGAATCATTTGATGATATATGGGATGAAGCTATTTTCACATGGGAAGACGCACATGATCCTAATGCTAATTTATTAGTAACTTGGGATAATTGGTGGAAATCATGGGTGTATGAGATAGAATGGATAGTTACTAGCAAAGACCGAGGGTTTAATGAGACATATAGAGGTGCGATAGATGACTACTTGGTGCTTCCGTTGATATTACCATATGCTGATGTATATACAGTAGAGATGAGAACTTATGATCTATTTGGACACAGATCTCATTATAGAATGGATGATTTAATCGATATTAAATTAAAGCAATTAGAGTTATACGGAATATACAAGTGGCTAGAATACGATACATGGGACAACAAGAAATTACCATGGTCAAAGTCTGGTGGCTACTGGGACTCGCCTCAGGATAATAAAACAACAATAGATGAAGATATAGCAACTTTATATTTAACTCTTGACAGGGCAAACTATATTCATTTTGAAGAGGATCAAGGCATTAGGTTTTCAACTGTACGAAGATATGTAGACACATACGCGGAAGTTGGATTTAGTGAAACCACTGGACCATATACATGGGACGAATCTTCATTCAATTGGTCTGATACAGTACACTTAGCGTGGGATTATATGAGGATTGGACCTGATTTAGCTGCGAGTTTTAAAATAAACGATATAAGAAATAGCGAAAAGTTATTTATTAAATATAGAAATCCAACAACTGGTCTTATTGAAATAGGTGAACATGTTATACAAAATGCTACACCAACTACGGTCAATGACGTTAATGGATGGAAACAGATAATGGATGAGTTAAATGCAAGTACAGATCCTATAATTAGCAAATTTAATTACAATGCAGTATTTGAAGATGTAGATGACAATGACATAAGCGATGTGTTTAGGTTTATTTTAGCGGTTGGGTGGGAGTATTCTAGAACTCATGATTTTGAAGAGGCTGGTATTAAGGCTTTTATTGGTTCTAATTCTAATATAAGTGGAGAGAATCATGTAAAACATTATAACCCAACACATGATGATACTCGTGTTTTTAGTGATTATGCAGAAATTGAAAAATCTACGCATGTCACTATATCTACTGATATTTCTAAGTTTCCTGGTAGTAAAAATGCAAAATGGACCATCACTAATATAACTAACCCAGAAATCACTGATATATACTATAATAATATGTGGCTGACGTACATCTTTAAAGAACCTGGAGACTATTCAATTCAGTTAGAAGCGGAAGATACACATGGCAATAAAAACCTTGTAAAAAGGAACATGTTAAAAGTAAAATAATAAAAACAATAAAAATGGCAAACATTACTGAAATTTTAGGAACTGACTCAGTTTCTGCATCGAGACCACTCATTAATAGTAACTTTGAGTTATTAAATGATGAATTAGCATCGGTTACCGCACTATTAAATCCAACTACACTATCACTGTCAGGTTTGGCAAGTATTAGTACTTCAACGTTAAGCGTTACACAAGGTGGAGTAAATCTTTTGTTAGTAAATAGTTTAGGAGCTACATTTGATACTGCAGTTACTTTTGCGAGTAGTGCTAAATTAGGAGGCACATTAATTAAAAGTGGAGCTTTAGGGACTTTCGCAGTACCTACTACACAGGTTACACCATCCTCAATTACTGCAATAACGTATATTGTTAGTAGTAATTTTACATTACCAGAAGCAGTGGATGGTCAAGAGTTGACAGTCATTAATGCAAATGAAAATTCTATATCATTATTAACATCAAATGGCGTATTCTTAGGTGCAGGATCAATCGCATTGGCTGGAAAAAATTCAACAGTAACATTAAGATGTTTTAATAACACATGGTATGTTATTTCATCGTACGATACAGCGTCGTCTTCTACTGGAAGCAGTAACGGAGCAGGTGTTGCAACAATATAAATAAATAAAATTTAAAGAATAGATGGCAACTCCTCTAGTTAGAATACCGCAGCCCATGGGTGGCACAATGTATGCTTTTGCTTCTTCAGCAAGAGACATGACTAGAGCTTTTAACAGTTCAGATTTAAATTTTGAGTTTAGTAAATATGCTTTATTAGATCTTCCGGATTTTACTGATTCAGTTAACGGTTCTAACACAATAGATTTCGAAACAAACCTTAAGCAGCCTTCGGGTCAAGCATACGTTGCTGGAATGCCTAATGTAGATTTCGCACAAACATTTCAGAACTACGCATTAAACTTGGAAGAATTGTTATTGAAAGATGACGATTATGATCCAATATTATTACAATCAGATGCTGAAAAGGTATTCTTTAAATGGTTAAGTTCGCTAGGAGCTGTTGATTTTATTGCAGCAGATTCTAATCAAACTCAATTAGGTAATTATACTGAAAAGGTAAATGGGACATTTGCTAGTGAAAATTACGATAGAATTGTAAAGTACTTAGGTACAATTGATGTAGAAAATGATGTTGCATATCAAGGTAACACATATCATGAGGTTTATATAAACGTTCCTACTTCGGTAGGTTATACGCCAACTGTTTTATTTAAACCAACAAACTACAACACAACCGCAACTAAATTATATGCAGCTGATTATATAAAGGGCAGAGAGGGACAAACACACCCTGATCCTAATATAAATATTGATGCAGTGGTTGATGAATACGCAACTAATAGCGGACCATATTATGATGTTAGAACAAATGGTACAAATAGTGTTGGTATACAATTCGACGCAAACGCTTATGAAGAGATTAACACCAATCCTGATGTTGAATCTTTATTAGATTTTGCTAAAAAAGGTCAAAAGTTTACATTTAATGCAATTCTTGTTTACTATGATCTATATAGTGAATCTATACCTGCAAATAGAGCAACCAACTTATATGGTATTTTAATATTAGATGATATACAAGATGCATATGGACCTGGTTCTAAGATCAATGAACAAATTAAATATAAACCAAACGAAGTTACTGGACTAAATGGTAACGCGTTCTCTTTAAAATTAAATTTAAAGTTTAATTCTTCATTAGATAATGTTGGAGTTGAAACTAGTGTAAATGATTTTACAACGTTCTCCATGGATTTATTTATGGATACAACAACCGCATTAGAAAATGCAACAGAACTTTTAATACAGGCAAATAATAGATATAATTCAATAGTTACTAGACTGGACAGTATAGAGAATTTAGTTACTGCAACAGAAGATGGAGCAGCTCTTACTTCTAGGATAAAGTCATTGGAAGATGAATTTCAAAATACATCGATACAATTAGCTGATTCAGATTCTCTTTTACAATTGATCAGCAAAGCACATAATAAAATCAACTCATTAATAGATGGGACTATTCCAGTAGAATTACAATACAACACTGATGTTATATTCGCTGGAAAGGGTACAGAAATAGATAAAACAATTGCTAATAAAATTAAAATTAATAGCACAGTTGACGGTTATGCATTAAACGATGTATTTTTATGGAATATTCCAGGAAAGGTAATAGCCACTCAATTATCAACAAGCTTGCCGTTTGATGCAGGCGTATTGGGGAGTGGATCATCTAAGTTTGCTATATGGTCTAAGCTTAGTTTATTTTCTAATAGATTAAGTCTTAAAGGTTTAATATCTTCTGATCCGGAAAGTAATCTTAATATATACATTGACGATAGTGTTGTCTCTTGGAAAACAGGACAAGCATTTAAGATTACATTTGATACAATCAATATGACAGGAAATAACATAAAAATCTGGACTGGTACATCATCTGGATTTGATAAATTAATAGCTGATATTGATGGAACACAATTAATAACAAACAAACCATATATTGAATTAGTGTGTACTGATTACACTAACTATCAATTTGAAGCCGATATATTAAGATAATATGAATACTAACAACTCTATTTCTAATTCGCTCAAGAAGTTACTTGAAATTAACGCAAATTCTTTAAAGACATTTGAGAGAATTAACGAAGCGATAACAACTGATCAAAAGGACGTGTCTTTAGAGATACTAACAGATGGCGGAACCAAAACAGTTTATGTGCCATCGTTTGGTTTCATGAAACGAGAACTAGAGAGGTTAGATACTAATCTAAAATCTTTAGCAGGTTTAGGTAAAGGTAATACAAGGATAAAACTACCAGACGGTACATATCAGAGTATTATTACTTCTACACTAAAAACACCTGCCAGTGATATTACAAGTTTTAATAGACCTGTAAATTTTTCAACTAAAGCTAATTACTTTTTTGAAGATTTCTTAAACCCATTATTGACAACTTCGATTGATGTAAGTGGTCAAATACCGAACACGACCGAAAGAGTATTAGTTAAAAGAATTTTAATCGATTCTTCTAATGCAATATCTGTTGATTATTTTAATGCTAATTTTAAAAATAAAGATGGTTTAAATTACAATAATGTAATTAAGGATATTACGAACAATAATATAGCATATACTTTAGATGAAGATACTAGGGACATGCCATATAGAAACGCACAGTTTACTGGTAAGTTTGATGTATTAAAAATTAGTAATTCTAAGAGGGAACAACTTTCTAGTGGAGCTGGTGCTGGAATTGCTGGAGGCGCAGGTGTCACAGTAAAACGTAATATTAAACTGTATACATTAGACAAGTTAACGTACAGTGATTCTACTAAAACACTAAATGATACAGAAACTTTAAAGGTAGGATCTGAATTAATGATACAAAGTGGCGCTAGAAATACTAGATACAAAATTACACGTATTGATGGATCTACGAATCAAGTTGAATTATTAGTAATCGAAGGATATGAGTCTATTAAATTAGGTGCTGATCAATTAAGTATTTACAAAAATGACACAGCTAATCTTAGTATTGATATAAATGTAGGTTTTAATGAAAGAATGTTGGTGTTTGTTAAAGCAATTGATCCCGACTCTAAAATTCTAGCTGAAAACTGGTCACCGGGAATTGGACTATATAGTAACGAATTAACACTTATACAATCAGATGGTTCAAAAACAAGACTGGATGATTACTATAAGGAAGAAGTTGCAGATTTTGGAAGATATATTAACGCATTAAAAGAGGATGCTATACCTCCGGCAGCACAAGGTATTACACCTGATGCTCCATCGCTTGACATTAACAACTTTAAGGTAGTACAAGTTAATACTCACCTGACTGCCAATGATACTGCTGATAAGATTAAGAAATTATCTGCTGATAAGATTACAGTTGAAGAGAAGATCAAAAGATTAGATGAGACTATTGTTAAGAAAAGATCTGAGATTTCTACTAAGAAGTATGAATCTGCTATCCAAAAGGATAAAGACAAGAATGAACTAGAGTCTCTTATTACTGAAAGAACTAGTGAAACGAGTTTATATAATAGTATTGTGAACCAAATACAATCGTTAGCATCTGGGACTAATGCAACTAAGGTTGCACCTAAGTACAGAGTTAGAGGTTTTTGGGGAGTGCCAACCGCAAAGAAGGTTGCTGATACAGTTGATCAAAATATTGTACAATTTGTTGTACAGTATAGATATTTGTCAACTAGTGGTAAAGCAAGTGAAGTTACACAACTTCCATTCACAGAAGGTACTAGACAGAAAACAGCAGTATTTTCTAATTGGAATGAAATGAAAACTAAAACTAGAGATAGATTTAGAGATTCTAAAACTAGAAAGTTTGCATGGCAAAATAGTCTAGTAGAAGATGCACAAGAAGTTAATTTTAATCAATTAGACATTTCTATTAATGAAGGTGAGTTAGTTGAATTTAGAGTTAAATCAGTGTCTGAAGCTGGTTATCCTGCTAATCCAATATATTCTGAATGGTCAGAATCAATCACGATGGATTTTCCAATTGCGGAAATAGACACAACTAACGTAGATGCTTTATTAATGTCGAACGCTGCTGAAACAGCGTCAGTTAAAATATCGGAGGAGCTTTCTTCTAAAGGTGTATATTCGCATATAGATGATTCATTCAGTGCAAACGAGAAATATTACGCACACGCTGCTGTTAATATTGCATCAGGATTCTTATCTGCAGAACAAAAACCAATTTCTGTATATGATAAAATTGCAGAACTCGAAGCTCAGATAGCTTCGCTTAAAGGTGCAGTTGAAGTTGAAATCGGCGAATTGGTAGTTAAGATAATGGATGAAGATGGTACAGTTACTGTTATTAATAATGGGACCAAAAACCAAATATTCGCAGGTTATTACACAGACGAAGTTGCTAGTTTAACTGTTAAAAAAGGACATATTGTTACTAAGACATTTAAAATGTTATTAGAAAACACCAAAGCTACTAAATTAGAACTAGTTTCTAGATTAGTTGGTGATAGAAATTTACCAGCATATAGATCTACCACCGCAGGTTCTGCTATAGCAGATAATGGGTTTGGTGTAATAGAAAACGATAATAATGTAGCAGACGCTGATGTTAAGATTAGTTCTGATAACTATTATACATCTGAAGGTAAATATGATTTAGTACCTATTCAATATCAAAACATAGATCAAGACTCAATATCAGCATATGACTTATTATCTGATGCTCCATATCAGTCTGCACAGAGACGTGGACAATTCGTTTATTCTAGATTCATGGATATTGCTAATCAAAATCCATTGTATATAACTGAATCTTTATTATCAACCGCTACTGCGAGTTTGAATAATTATGAATACTCTTTAGGTTATACTAGTATTGGTAGTACGGATGTCGTTGATTTAAAGTCACCTTCTGGAAATGGTAATTCAGTTGATTTTATATGGACCGGGACATTTGGTAAGAGTACTACTGGAAGTAGCACAGCTGTAGATTTAAGTGTAGATTTTAGCGCTAGTCAAGTAGACGTATGTAGTATAGGTTTAATTGGTGCTGCAAATTACAACAATGGCCTATACATACACAAAGATCATCCTGATTTAGAAAACCTGTACAGTGATTTAAAGGACAATGGATCTATTGATGAGGCAAGCGTAACAGATGCCGAACAAAAAGCACATGTTCAAGCTATTGTTGATAATGCAATATACACAATGCCTATCACGTCAACATATGCAACAGGAACATCGTTTGTATATAGTGGATCTGGATCTGGTACAGGCTCAGGGATTTTTGGCCCGGCAGTAGTTACTGGAAACAACGCAACTAAACAATTGGCTTTTCAAAAGACTAGCGATTTAATAACACCGGGCGGCAGATCTTTTAAAATGTCATTTGATGCAAATGATCAATATCTTTTAGGTGGACGTTCATGTGGAGCATTCTTATTTTTATCTCCTATTAATTTGAACACACTAAAGGTAGAGGGTGACACTAAGCAAAGTAGAAAACAAATTAAAGGAAAAGTAGCAACGCTTGATAATTCTAATGCGCTTTCAGTTGATATTATATTTCAATATAGAATGACTGATTACTTTGGTAATGATCCAGATTCTGACACAGGACGAGTTGGTGGTCAAGCTAAATTAAGATTTCCTAATTTAACATATACTAAAAAGATAGGTTTAGATATATTTGATAAACATGATCAACAATTTTCATTTGACTTAGAAGTGTTTGCTAAATATACAGCAAAGGGTAAAAACTTAAACTCTATTCGAGCTGCAAAGCTTACAAGATACGGTGCATAAATTAAATCTGGATATATAATACAGACAGATGAACTGTGTTATAAAAAGATTTAAATAAATGAGTGCAATTCAAAGTATACTAATTATAGATACAGGTCAAACAGACGCTGTATCTGCTTGTTCCTTTTCGGGAGCAGGCTCAACGGGAGTACAATTTAATAGCAACTCACTTAAACCGGCTAATCTAGATATTCTTTACACTGATTACGGAAACCTAATAGTATTTAATGGTGGTGATCAATTCTTTAAGGAAACTGGCGCTAACGGTACAGAAACTTTTAAAGTGGGCGTCGACGGTGCAGTTTCTGAAGTAGCATCATGTGCGATTCCAGATATTACTGCTCCTGTTATTACTGTAACTGGAAACAATCCTGTTACTGTTGAATTAGGAACGACTTATACAGACGCTGGAGCCACTGCTGATGGTGGAGAAACAGTTACGGCAGCAGTTACACCAACCGGAACTGTTGATACCTCAATAGTTAGAGAGTATACAATTACATATACGGCAACAGATGCTGTAGGAAATATAGGAACAGCCACCAGAACGGTTAATGTTGTTGATACAACGTTACCTTTACTTACTGTAAATGGAGATAATCCAGCTACGGTTGAAATGGGAGGTACTTATACAGATATTGGTGCAACTTCAGATGGTGGTGAAACCGTTACTTCTACTGGAACTGTTGATACCTCAACCGGTGGAGCGTATACCATTACTTACTCAGCTACTGATGCTGCAGGGAATATAGGAACAGCAACAAGAATAGTGAATGTTGTTGATAATACTGCACCTATAATTACTATAACTGGAGATAATCCTGCTACTGTTGAATTAGGAACAACATATGATGACGCTGGAGCTACCGCTGATGGTGGAGAAACAGTTACTTCTACGGGAACAGTAACTACTTCTATTGTAGGAACATATACGATTACATATACGGCAACAGATGCCAATAACAATACAGGAACTGCTACTAGAACAGTGAATGTGGTTGATACTACTGGACCTATAATTACCATTAATGGTAATAATGCACCTACAATAGAGGCTGGTACCAGTTATACAGACGCTGGAGCTACCGCTGATGGTGGAGAAACAGTTACTTCTACAGGAACGGTTGATACTACTACCGTAGGAACTTACGATATTACATATACGGCAACAGATGCCAATAACAATACAGGAACTGCTACTAGAACTGTTACAGTTGTAGATACAAGTCCACCAATTATAACACTAAACGGTGACGCAACATTAAATATAAATGTGAATAGTACATATGCCGATCCAGGCTATACTGCTATAGATATTCACGATGGGGATATTACTTCAAATGTTCTTGTCACAGGAACAGTAAATACTGCTACTGTAGGAACATATACGATTAAATATAACGTCAGTGACGCTGTTCCACTCCCTGCAGTTGAAGTGACTAGAACTGTAAATGTAAATGATTCTTCCGCGCCAATTCCTGTAGATGCTGCATATGATGTAGTATGGAATCAAACATTGGCAATAACTTTAGTGGCTAATGACAATGTAGACACTCCTATAGCTTTAACGTATACTATAATAACTCAGCCAACTAGAGGTAATCTTATTTTTGTGGATAACAATGCTGTTATTTATGAACACACAGAGAGTACTATTGGATCAGATTTTTTCACGTTTAAAGCAACGGATACGGAATTGAACGAATCTCTTATTGGTACAATAACACTGAATCCTTTAAATGATGCACCAGTCCTCAGTGATCCACATCCTGATACCGGCACTATATTGGTAGATCAGAACTCATCTGTTACTTTTAATGTAACAGGTTCTGATGCAGATAATGATCAAATTGAATGGTTTATAACAACAAACCCGGAATATGGTGCAATAACCAACACGTCCGCGACTGTTTCATTAGGAACTCCGCTTAATCCGCTTAATGTTCATACACTTAGCTTGAAATATACCCCAACGCTTGGTTATTTTGGACCTGATACTTTAAAATTACAGGCAAAAGATATCAAAGGAGCTGAATCTCAAATACTGGATGTTTCTATTACTGTTACACCAGTACCACGGTTTGAAATGAAGATTGGATCTTTTGGTGCTGACGCAGTATCGTTGTGTATTGCAAGCAGAAATGGAACAGCGTATGGTAATACAATACAAGCAAACAATGTCGGCGAATTAGAAGAAGGAGATATTATTTATTATGATGAATCTTTAAATCAAAAGGTTACTTCTAATAGTTCTAATTCTCAATGGATACCTATTTCGGATGACAATGCATCTAAAGTAGTAAAAATAGGTTTAACCGGAGAGATATTACAAACAGTAACATGTGGTAATACAGCAGTTTCTAGATATACTGAAGTTAAATATGCTACTAATACCATATCATATTGTGATGGTGATTTTCAAAGCATCAAAGTATATTACGAGTATGACGGGGATTCACCAAATGATGGCATAAAGTCCCTAGAAGACTTGGTGGAGGCAGAAACCCCGCTTTTTAGCAGTGAGTTAGATTCTAATCTTTATATAATCACGAATAGAACTAGTTCATCAGGTTTTATTGATAGTGGTATTTATAGTGATATTAATCAAAATGTAACTTATTATAAAAGATCATCTAGTAATACATGGGGAACAAACGGAGGTGTTACTCAATACACATGGGAATGTGATGGTGAAGATGTCAATTATACGTTTAGTTTGTTAAATATTAATAAATCTAGTATAGATGATCCTAATTTAAATCAGTTCTGTGCAACAGAAGCTGATCATTTAAACATACTGGATATATGGTATAATAGACCAATCGATGTTGCGCACTCATCATTAAAGGATATAGCGAGATACAATGTGCCCATATACAAATCCGAGATAGGTGCACAAACTGAAGATCAAGACGATTTATTTGAATCAAATATATTTTCAGACGGAAACGGTTACTTAGTGTGGGATAATAAAGGGGATAATATAAATAACAATTGGTATGGTTATGATATCGATGGAAGATTAACAACTGGACTTGCGATATCTAATTATGGTACATGTGATAACTATGACAGGCCAAATATATCACCGGGTATAGTTAGGGAAAATACACCAACCGCAAATGATATCAATGTATTCTATGGTTTTTACTCATGTGAGCCTGAGATTATTGGGCCAGGACACAATAATGGCGGCCTCGAGGTATTAGCTTGGCCATTGTATATTATAGATGGTTTACATACAAACAAATCTGGTGATCAAGGAAGTTATATAAAGGACTTTACAGATACACTGTCCTTTGGAGATACTATTAATTCAAGTAATTTTGATAGTTGTTTAGAATATGCATTTGTGATAGAAAGTGAAAATATTGACACTGCTGTTTTACTAGTAAAAGATAGATTAATAGAAAAACAAACACCTGTAGTTTCTGATGGATTAGACATAGGAATAAGCAGCGAATCTATAATAGAGGTTTATCCTAAAGCTGATTACAAGTCATGTATCATTGATGATAAAATTAAAATCAGTAAAACATATACGTTTCCTGTTGTTAGTGGATATGATTCTAGAAAAGCTGGTCCTAATTTTAATACACAAGTTAATTATGAGTTAGACAATGTCGCTAAACCATTATTGAGAACAAATCCTAAATTATCTGGTAACGTTAAGATAGTTACTAGTTCTGATGGGTCAATATTTTTAGAGAGCATTAGTGCGACAAAAACTTTAGCCTCAACACAATACAAGAAATACCCTATTAGCCCTAATGGAAATTATGCAAATGATGTTTCTGAGTTTTTTAAAGCCAATGGAACTCCATCTGATTTAATTTACTTAACTAAAAGGCAAGAATCTGATTTAACGGTTCTTGATTCTTATGATAAACAAATAGAAGAAGAATATCAATATGGTACTTCTTATAGTTATTCTAAAAATTATGATGAAAAATTAAAGATATTTGCTCCGATATGGTCTGATAACAACATGCCAAAGAATTTTGTAATATTTAAGGTTGATAATCCAACTGGAGTTGACGCTGATATAGACGACGCTGGTAATTTTACTAGAGTTCAAGATTTGTTAAAGAATGCTGAAATAATAAAAACATTTGATTTAACAAATGAATCAAATCTAGGAAAATACATCAGGAATCATGTACATCAAGAGACATTTCCTAAGTCACCAATTACAGTTTCTTTTGGTAAAAATGAAGTAACAAATTATAATGGTATTGATTTAAACTCAGGTGAATTAACTAGCAAGGGCGAGTATATCTACAAAGATTTTGTTGAAACAGATAAACCTCTTAT